CTCCTGCCAGTTCATACCAAACATCTTTTCCAGTTCGGCCTGAGATTTCCGCGGCAAGTACAGACCGTCCCAGTACAGGGACATGATGGTGCCCAACACGTACCCGGCTGGAACATCTACATCGTAGGTGCCAACGTTGGCTTGGACGCTGATCGGGTCGAGGTCTTGCTGCAAGAAATTCGTGAACTTGCAAAACTCAATGCAGGCGTTGCGAATAGCGTTGGTAGCCTGTGGCTCCGAGCAGTTCGGGACGTAAGGCAATACTTCCGGCAAGAACGCGTCGTAAGAAGTTTCAGCCATTATTTTTTACCTCCGGGCGCACCCATCGGGCCAAGGGCTTTGTTCGGTGAAGATTCGTCTTCACCCTTTGTTTTGCCTACCAGTAAGGTGATGAAATGCTCGTAGTAGGAATCAGCAAGAACCTTGTTCTGCGCCCACTCGGAGTCTTGAGTCCAAGCACGGTAGAGAATGTAGTTCAGCAGCGCAGGAGCATACTCGTCTGGAAGGGAGATGTTGGTGCCAGCATCAGGCGGCACCGCCCCGTAGATTACGTCAACGTACCCAAAGCCTGAAGTCGGCTGGGGTGGGTAGACGTAGAACCTTTTAGGGTCAAGTTCATCATAGATGAAGTGCTTCGGGCGGGCGTTCGCGTACTTAGCTGCATGCCAGTCTGGAATCTGGTTGTCCAGAATCTCCCTAGAAATGGACTTGATTGCGTACGACGGGGTCGAGCCAGCGGTACCGAGATAGCGGGGAATGTCGATCAGATAGATGCCATCGGACGGCAGAGACTGCTTTGTGCCAGCGACGAGCACAACGCTGGAATTCTTGATATATGCGTTGGGCTTGAGAACAGCGATTTCCCGCTGGCCGTCGTTAAGCCATACGGTCAGTTGTGCCAGAGTCCACCGAACGTTGGTGGTATCCTGCAACAAACTAGATGCGTTTGTTAGGATGGAAGTTACAGTCGTGGCCATGCTATCCCCTAAAGTACTGGAATAGTAGCATATTGTACAGCAAAGGTAAAGAAAAAACGGCCCCGAAGGGCCGTATTTCTTGCTGTTTTAAGCCGACAGGAACACTGCCCAGTCCGTGGCATTCACTGCGATGCAGAGCGCAGCCTTACCGACGGGGATGGAAAGCGAGGCGTTAGCGGCCAGACCGTTGATCTTCCCGCCCGTTGCAGGGAACAGGAGAACGGCGTTAGTAGCGCCAGCGTGGTTGACAACACGGGTGTCTTGCGGGCCAGTGGGAACCGGAAGGCGGACGCCGCCAGATGCGTTAGCGGTGTCAACACGAGTGTAAGCATCGTCCACACCGATGGCGGTGGAGTTAGCCTGAGAGGTGGTACCGGCAGAAGCAACGCCAGTTTTCGTAGCCGGTGCGTTTTGGGAAGCGGCCCAGAGGCCGAGTTCCGCCACGCGGGCTTTTGCTGTTGCGATAATCATCTATTTGTCCTTTTCAGAAGCCCTCCCCTTGTGGGGGAGGGTTATTCTTTAGCTATTAACCAGCGGCTTGGATGTAGGTCAGGGCTTCTGGTTTGACGCACTTACGACCGTAGACGATCAAACCGCGAACCAGCGTTCCGAAATCCGACGGGTTGGGGATGTTCTCAACCTTGTTGATTTGCGACGCGAAGGTCAGGGCAGAGCGATGACCAGCGATCACTGCGTGGCGCTTCAGGGCGCTACCCAGAGTCACACCGAAGTAGTCTTGGCCAGCCGCCGCGGTGGGCATCAGGTTCGAGACATACACATCGAAGCGGTCGATCTTACCGACTTTACCGTTGCGCAGGGCGGAGGTTGCGTCACCCATGAACTGAGCCTGAGACAGGTTGGAGTTCATGAGGATTTGGCGCTCAGCCGGGGTGATGATCAGGAAGCGATCAGACTCAGGCACGTTCTGCTCATCCAGCACCGAAGACATTGCGGTGATCTTCGACAGGATGTTCAGCGGGGTCAGAGTGACCGGTGCCAGATCGGTACCGAGGTCATATGCCAGAGACAAGGCACCGGCAGTTGCACCGACGTTAGCTGCGGCAGCGCTGCCGAACGTGTTCTTGAAGCACTCGCGGTCAACCGAGATTTTGATCTGGTTGGCTGCGTCGCCCGTAAACATGTCCATCAGGTTCGGCTTCGATTGATACTCGATCACATCGGAAACGTTCACACCGAAGTACTGTGCTTGGTCGATGTTCAGTTCAATCGTGCGGGGGGTCGGCACCTGATACGACAGGGACTGGCCCACGGTATAGGTGTTGATGGTGATCGACGGGATGTTTTGAATCACAACCTTGTCGCCCATCGACTTGATTTCGCCTTCCCAATTGGTATTGGAAACATCACCGAAGGTCGTAGCAGCGTAGAACTTAACGTTCAGCTTGTTCGACCATACGACCGGGATAAACGAACCCGATGCGGCAGGGGTGGTGTTGAAGGGCGATTGTACCGCAATGGTAGCGGCGGCGGTAACAGTACTCATTTTGTGTTATCCTCTTATTATTTTTATTAGGCGCTAAGCGTCGAGATGATTTGCGTAGCAGACACTTGAACGAAGGTCGCCGTCTTACCCTGCGCAACGGAGAAGGAACTACCGGCTGCGATTTGGTTAATCGCAATGGAAGCGCTGGGCGGAAAGACCAGTGCGGCGGTTGCGGTCGGGACGTGCACCACAATCGGTTGCGAAGGATAATCACCCTTCAGCGGGAGGACAACAGCGGTTTGGCCGACAGCCGTGGTGACCAGATTAACTGCGCCGGTCAGGGCCGTGCCACCAACGAGGGCAGTACCAACGGCAGTTACGGAATCAACACCGCCACTAATTTGAGGAAGTTGCGTTACACCGGACATTTTTAATGCTCCATAAAAACCGCGAGGGCGGTAGGTTTTAATCCACCGCCCTCTTAGTAGTTACGGAAGTACCCGTCCCTCAATTAAAGCGGCATTTAGTTCTCGTTCAATTGCATCGGCTTCTTTTTCTTTACCGGCCTTTGCAAGTCTCAACTGCTTCATCGACTCATCAGTGTAGTCTTGGGCAGTGTAGATACGTTTTGCTGCGGGTGCTGCTGGGCCTGAACCGCCTTTAGCTTTGGCTGGGCTTACTTGCCCTTCAAGGCTAGGCTTAGGCTCTGCTGACTTGGTCGGGTTGTACTTAGGGTACTGTTTGAAAAACTCCCCAAACACTTCCACGACTGCGCCAACATCTTGATTATTTGCTGCATTTTTAAGCGCAGCATCCCACGAAATGTTAGTTCCGGGTACGCGTGTATCGAGCCAAGCTTGACATTCTTCTGTCGCTTGAACAGACTCCCAGTTCGGCAAACGAGTAGCCAGCTTATCAAGGAATACATCAAACGAACTCCGCTGATTGCTTTCTACTACCTCGCTTACTTTCCCACTGGTTTTTTCAAGCTTAGCGGTCAGGTCAGCGATGTGCTTCTGGTAGTCTTTTCGCTCACGGGCCATTTCTTCTTTAGCGATGCGGCGAGCCACATCCAGAAGGTCTTTTCCGAAAGCTTGTTCATCTTCCGCCGTAACCAAAGGTTTATCAGTTGATTCCTCGGCTGGCTTAGTTTCGCTCCGCTTGGTGAGGTCTTCAACCTTCGCCATAAGGTCTTTGACTTGCGCTTGCAAGGCTGGAACGTGGGCGTTATACATCCCCTGCAATGTCTTGAACTTATGTTCCCATTGCGGTTCTGCTGGTTTGGTAATCTCTGGAGCGGGGGCCACAGGTTCTGCGGCTACAGGTGCAGGCTCGGATTTAGGTTCATCAACCTTGGGTTCGGCGGCTGCTGGTTCAGCAGGCTTTTCCCATTCCGCGATAGCATCCACTTGTGCCTGAATCTGCTTCGGCAACGTCTTCGACATTTGGTACCTTTCTGCCAGCCATAAGGCTTAGGCAAGTTGCCAGAAACTACTGGCGTTGTTTCAGCCTATCGGCTGCAACTTCCGATTGCTCAAGCAGAGCAACCACATCACTAAGGGACTTGATACGGCCTCTAAGTTCTTGTTCTTTTGAGCCGTCGCCCTTTGCCCACAAATCTTTAATCGCGTCTTGTTCTGTTTTTAGGACTTGGATTAAAACTTTTCCGTAGCCCGATGCTGCAAGATTAGCGAGTGATTCTAGGGTCTTGAAATCTTTTACTGGTTCGATCAAGCTTTCAACTGACGGTACTCTTTGCCGGGCGTCGGAGCCAGACTAAGGGCTGAACCGCCGGAACCCGAACTGGAGCCACCGGAAGTTTTCGCCGTAACTTT